GTACTGTAGTATATACCGTGTTTACGTTTATTGCCATTTTAATATTTTTATAAATAAAAAAGGCGGCCGCATAGCCGCCTTATATATAATCACTTGTTATTTTAACTTTTTCTCTATTGATTTATATACTTCTAAGCCTTCATCGGTTTTAAACCAAGCTGCCATAGCTGTATATGGATTTTCATCAAAAGGAACAGTCATCAACTTCTTATCATTGCTAGCCCAAGTAAATGTTCTTTGGTCAGCGGATAATTTTATGATATTGTTTTCTCTAGCTACAATAGCCAGGTTCCTTAGCTGTATATTATCATCTTGTGCTAACTCAATAAACAACTGAGGGTTTCTTCTAGCAAAGATTAACAAATCTCTTTTTAGTTCTTTAGAACTTAATCTATTAACATTACTACCTACTTCAACTCTAAGTATAGCTTCAGCAAAGTCAACATCCATTTGGTTAGCAGCGTTCATAGCTATTAACTCTAGTTCAAGATGTTCTACATGATCCTCAGCTTCAACTTCAGCATCGAATTCTGAAAAAACTAAATCTTTATGAGGATGTTTTTCTAAAAAGTCTTGTAAGTTTCTTTTTTCTTTAGGAACCATCAAATGACCCATATCAAAAACAACATGATTTAAAGTAACTTGACCTCTTTGATCATCTACAAAAACACTGTTTTGATTTGTAGCATATCTTAATTCTCTTTCATATCCTTTATCATCGTCAAACCAAACTAATGGATATCTTCTAGTGTGTTTACTAGGTAGAGTATATGTTAAAGGTGTTTTATCACCTAATAGATAGTAGTTTCTATCCTTGTATTCCCAAGTATCTTGTTTAACCTCTTGCTTGGGAGCAGGAGCTTTTTTTGTTGTTGCCATAATTTAATATAATATAATAATTAAAAAAGACCCCGCCGAAGCGGGATCATTATTGTTTATGAAAGAGCTACAGAAGCAACTTTAATTCCCTCAGGAAGTATAAGTCTAACATCTGCATTAGGTCTTTGCATAGCTTTTTTCATAGCCTTATCAATTGCTATACTTACATCTTTGTAATTGTTATCAGTTGATCCAGTAGTGGTAATTGTCCACAGTCTTTCATGATCTGATTCAATTTGAGATATTTTATAAACGTTTCTAGTTCCAGAAACTGACTGATAAAGACAGTTCCAGAAACCACCAGCTCCTGGTGAGTTTATAAAAGCTTCACTTTCGTCACCTACTAGATCTGCTTCATTAACTTCAAAAGTTGCTACAACCGCATCTTGTCCATCAGCTATAATTTCAGTAGTTCCAGCTGGAATTGTAACTTCAAGTACGTCTCCAACAGCATATCCGCTGCCAGCGGTGTTCATTGTTACAGTAACAGCTTTACTACCGTCAGTAGCGAATGTAAATGTAGCGCCAGAGCCACCAGAGGTTCCTGTATTAACAGAAGCCAAAGGTCCACTAGATTGACTAGCATTTAAATTAGCTTGAGCAGCTATTGGATTTGGTAACCAGTTTGTGATTGTACCAAGGTTTGTATCTAAAACACCACTTAAAGGTACTATTATTTTATTTTGCATAATATATATATTTTAAGAAGGTTGAGATTCACTAGCCACACTAAAAGGTGCTCCGGTAGCAGAATTAGCTAAATAATTCTTAGCCAAAACTTCTTCTGCTTTTACCACTCCACCTGGTGTGCTATTTACTTTTCTTACAAGAGCATCTAGTCTATCAGCCTGTGCTTGAGTAATTGCCGATGCTAAAGTAACGGTAGTTCCCCAAACAGTGGTTGCTGCTGTAGGTGAAGCGACATTGTAATAAAATATTACCCCAGTATCAGTATCACCTGAACCATCTAGACCTACTCTGTATACGTTTTCTACGTTTAAGTGAAGACTTTTAACATCATCCATCTTAAACTCCATCAAATTTGCCATAATTTTTATTATTTAAAAGATTAATAAAGTGGGGATTTCTCCCCACATTATATAAATATTAAGCTCCTTTAAACAATACAAAATTGTTCGCAGCTTGAGTTACTAAACATCTTTCAGATAAGAAGTGTACAGACATTGCATCTAAATCAGAAGTATAAGCTCCTCCAACTGAACCAGTGATCCAGTTTTTAAATCTTCTATCTTCAGTTTCAGAAGCTCTGTATCTTACATGTAAGAATGGACGTCTGATGTTTGAACCTAGCATTTGATCGTATACTGTTGAAGTTCCAGCAGGAACTAAAACACCATCAATAGCTTTGTCCATACCCCTTGTTGAAGCATCATTTAGATATTTCCAGTCAGTTTTATAGAAGTCATAAGAACCTCTTCTGAATCCAGAAAATCCAAAGTTCAATGCCATTTCAGCTTCGTTATCGAATAAACCGTAAGAAGCAGAAGCAGTAGAAGCATAACCTCCACCTGCCATAGCAGCAATCATATCGTCAAAATCAAGAGCAGTAGATCTTGATAAGAATAACATGTTTTCTTCAATAGCACCTTGCTTATCTAAGTTTTTAAGGATTTCATCGAAATCAGCTAAAGCACCTGAACCAGGAGCAGCAGCACCAGCAAAACCAGAATATACATTACCTCTTTGCTCGATAGCTTGGAATAAACCTTCTGAACCTTCATAATTTAAAGCACTTAATGCTGTAGCAGCACCTGTGTTAGGGTTTTTAGCATCTTGACCTTCAACCATCTGCATTTCTAAGTAATCTTCAAATCTTAGTCTTGTTTCAGACTCAGCTTTTAAATACCATAAATATCCAGAAGTTCCATCTTCAGTAGCTACTTCAACCCATCCAATTTGTGCAGTATCAGAACCATTAATTTCATACTTATCTTTAATGATAACTGGTCTGTTTGAAAACTGAGTAAAGTTTGGCTCAATAGAACCTTGCATTCCAACAGTTCCTTTTCTAAATTCTGCACCATAAACGAATAAGTTTACGTTGTCAGTACCTAAAAGAGCAGCAGGAACAGTACTTGATCCATATAGTCTACCAACGATATCCGTATCATTTACAGATATAACTAGTAATTTAGCAGTAACTAAACCAGTAGCTTGATCAGAGATCAATATAGTTTGGTTAGCTCTAACAGCATGCTTACTTTGAGCAGCTCCACCTAATCCAGTATCAGCTAAATTTGGTTTGATAGTTACATCATTACCAACACCTGTTCCACCAGCGTTACCAGCTGCAGATTGAGTAATATTAGCAGCTAAACCTTTATAAGCTACATGTAGTCTGTTTTGCTCTGACCAGATGATTTGATCTGAAGTCATCGGCATTTCAGCTCCAACCATTCTCAAGAAACCAGATAATGTTCTGTTTCCGTATCTTTCTACTTCTGCTTCATAAAGCTCAGGTAGATATTGCTGTGCAAAATCATTAGCTCCGTTATTGAAGTCTAGAAAGTTTGTTTCCAACGCCATCTTTTTTTGCGCTGGAATAATTGATGCAGGAAAACTCCCGCCAGTTACTAAACTCATAATTTTTAGTTTTTAGTTTTTGTTTCGTTTTTGTATTTTCAACTTAGAACTATCAACACCGTTAATTGCTTTTACTTTTAAACCATTTATAAATATATCTTTATTATTTTGTGGCCTTGAAGCCGTATCAATATTTTTAGATTTATTTACAATATTTTTAATTCCATCGGCTCTGCCTTGTTCATAAAAGTGTTGTGCAATGGTATCAGCATTTTTAGCAGCATATAAAGCCTTGTGATAACCTTCTACGTCTTCTATAGCGCCTTTATCGTTTAAGAACTTCTTAACTAAGGTCTGTAGTTCCGCTTGTTCATTAGCTACCTGATCTTTATTATTAACATTATAATTAAAAGTTTTTTCTCCTAAGTTAAACTCAAAACCTTTGAAATCCTCAGAAAAATAATTTTTAGTCTTATTAATAAAATCTTCTTTTTGCTTGCTTAAGTGTTGTTGTTTGTCGTTGTATCTATTGAAAAAGTCCATAGCTTTTTTTTGATCCTCGTTTACGTTGGGTTTCAACTTGATCTCCTCGTAATATTTACTTTTTGTTTCTTCCAAAAAGTTTCTGGCCTTTGCAATTTCTTCTTTTTTCGCTAATTTCTTTTTACGGATATCGCGATCTTCATCCACTTCTTCATCATAGTTGAAATTGTCTTCCATTATAAAGTCAATCTCTTCTGAGTCTAAATGTGGTTTAGTATTTTTGTAGTATTCTCTTAAAAGTGTTGTTTCATCAACTGAAGAATAGTCTTGATTTAATCTTACATAATCTTGTAAACTTCCACCTGTGTCCTCCATGAAGTCTACTACTTTTTTTAAATCACTTGGTAATTCTACTATTCTTTCTTTAACTTCTATCTCTGGTTCTGGAGTATCTTCAAGTTTTTCTTCTTTCTTTTCTACTTCAGTAATTACTTGTTCTACTTCGTTTTCTACAGGTTTTTCACTTGTTAAATCTACTTTTGTAACTTCAGGTTCAGTTTCTTCTTTTTTACTGAAATCAACCTTTGTTATTATTTCTTCTTTTTTTGAACCTAAATTTTTAGGTTTCTTTTTAATTTTAAATTCACCCTGGGTTAATTCACCTCCAGATGTTTCTTTTATTTCTTCTGACATAATATAATATAATAGTTATTAATTTTTACTGTGATAATAAGTCACTGTATTTAGCATTGAAATCAACAGGTGGTCCATCAGTAGACCTTTGATTTATCATTTCGCTCTGCTGACTACCTTCTAATTTTGTTCTTTTGTCTTTTCTGTCTTCAATCATTTCTTCTTTAGCTGTTATTCTCTCTACATCCATTTGTTTAAGTTCTAAATCATATTGATGTTGAACCTCCATTATTTGTCTCTTTATAACAGCTTCTTGTTCTAGTTTCTTTATTTCAAACTCAACTTTACCTTGTTCTATTTGAAGTTCTGTTTCAGCCATAGCTTGTCTCTTTTGAACCTCAGCCATAGCTGTTCTTTCAGCAGTTTCAGCTTGTGCTTGAGCTTGTGCTTGAATTTGAGCCTGTTGATTAGCTTGATCTTGAGCCATCTTCTGCTTTCTCTTAAACTTAAGGACTTGGTTAGCTAGTTTTAAGTTTTTAATCTCTCTTATTTCTATAGCATCTTCGAGATTTATGCTACCTTGTTGTATAGAAGCTTGTATGTTTTGTTCTAACATAGCTCTCTCTTCCTCATCAGGTGTTAGATCTAGGTATATACCAAACTCATATAAGTTTAACTTATACATGTCTTCTAGTGTTCCTACGTTATAAGAACTTATACTAGATCTTAAAGCTTCTTTAGTCAAAGGAAATTCTAAAGCATCTGAAATTCTAAATGATATGTTTTCTGCTGTTTTAGCTGACAAATATAAACTAGCTTGTACTATGTGTTTTGTAGCTGTATTAGAATTTGCCGCGGCTAGCTTTTGTAAACCAACTAAAGAGTCTTTGTTGGGAACACTACCATCTCTTGCCTCATTCAATCCAGTAGCGTCTCTCATCATTTGCAGATAGTATTGATAAGTTTGTATAAGACTTTGCATTTTAGCGCCTCCACTAGAACTTTGTAACTCCTGTATAGGTACTTTACCTGGATTAGCGCCACCATCTTGAGTCATTGACCTACCTAATATACTACCAGTTTGAAAATACATATTTAATGCTTCTGCTGGGTTATAATTTGTACCATTACCTAAATCAACTTCTGCTAAACCATCAACGTCAAGAAATACACCGTCAGGAACTACTCTAGCCAAAACTTGTTGTAGTTTTAAATGCGTTAATTGTATCATATCAGCAAAACCTGTCATCCTACCTACTAAAGATTCTATACGACCTTTATACATCTTAGGCGCACATATGTTGTAATTCATATTAACCTTTACTAAATTAGCATCAGGTCTAACCATGTTTTTACCTAGCTCCCATTTTAATATCATTTCATGGCCAAGTATCTTAGCTCCTTCATATAACACTTCTATAGATCTTTGTACTCTATCAAAATTATCATTTTTAGGTGGATTAAAGGTGTCAGGTTTTTCTAAAGCTTTTTCTAAACCAGTAGCGCCTTGCTTTATTTTAAACACTTGATCTTGATATGTCTTGTATTCAAAGTAAAGTACAGCTATACTGTTGCCGTCTCTTCTACCATTAAATTGATAATTATAACTTTCACTGCCAGGGTATTTTTGTATTGTCTCTAACTCGTCGTCAGTTAATTGAGGAAACTCTTTTTTAATTTCACTTAAACTTATATACTTAACCTCTCCAACATACCATATGTCTTGAAAATTAGGATCTTCTGTGTAAGAATACACTAAATTTGCAGGATCAACGTAATCAACTTTAACACCTTCAGATAGATTAAAACTTGTTTTAACAGCTCCTATGCCTAGTATCACAAGATCTTCTGCCATTCTACGTCTAGTTAGATCGTATTTGTTAAAAGCTAGTGTATTGTTTATAGCTTCTTCTTCTGCTATTTCTATAGACTGCTTATATGTCAATTGCATATGAACGTCTAGCTCTTCTTTATTCTGAGGTAGATCTTCTGGGTTATCTGTAGAATACATATTCATACCCGTAACCTGCTGTATTTGATCTATTAGTTCTTGCGCTTGTATATCTCTAAGTAATTTAGCAGCATATTCTGTTCTCTTTTTTAAAGACTCAGGATCTTGAGCATATGCTTTAACATCATAAAGCTTACTGTCCATACCATTTACTACAATATCAACAAACTTAGGTATGATTGGCACAGGTTTCCAGTCTAAGTTTAAGTAAGATAAATCACCATTAATAGCTAGTTCATCTTTGTACTTTTGAACAGACTGTTCGGCTCGAGCATATAATCTTAAATTTCTAAATGTATTATAGTTAGTATTAAATCTACCTGAAACACCTGATCTAGTACCACTAAACCAGTCACCTTCAATAGCTCTACCAACTTGTCTACCATACTCTATACTCTGCTTAACCTCTTCAGGTACTACCTGATCAGGAAACGAACTGCCATTATAAGTTTGTATTTGCATTTATTTTATTATTTGTGATAAACTTCCATCGTTATTAAACTTTTTTATTCCAAAGTCAATACTCTTTTTAATTCTTTCCGCGACTGGTCTATACTTATTTTTATTACAAGCCATTATAGCTAAACCTGAGCTTATAGAAGCATCGTGTTTAGTTCTATTATTTATGTCAAATTGAGCCCAGTCTTCTAGTGTTTTTTGAAAATACATATCTCCTAGTTTACCACCTAAGTCTCCAACATGATCTTCTATATAACTTTCTATAGCTGCAGCGTGTGCTTGTTTAATATCTTCGCTTGAGTTTGGTATTCCACCTATTTCTTTCTCTGTGGTAGATAACTTATTCCAAACTTTATCCGGTCTGTTAATACTAAAACCTCTATAACCCCTTCTTTTTAGATAATACAAGAATCTAGGTTTATTGTTTTCACAAAGTATAGGCATACCATAAAATACTAAAGCCATCAATATTTCTTCAAAGAATATCTCGGCAGTTTGTGGTCTAGCTATGTATTCAAGAAAGAAGTGATTAGGAGGTGCATCTTCCATAGAAAACTTAGTTAATCCATGTAGTGATCCATTAGAACCTTTACCATCCACAGTACCACTAATGTCGTAGCTATCACATCCAAATGCTCCAATATGTTCATTCCCTGCGTATTTAACACCATTTTTTATAATCACTCTATTTTGAAGATTTTTAGGTGGAACCCAGGATATTATAAATCTACCGTCTCTATTGGGTACAAAAACAACTGATGTATCTTTTATACCGTTGCTCCACATAAAACTACCTTTTGTTGTAGCTGACAAATTGTTTACTTCTTCATTGTAGTCAATTTGTTGATATATTCTAGTTAGATTAAATAGACTATTCTTAGTCTCATCTCTAAAAGCGTGGGCCTCGGTCCTAGGGAATTGTCTGTAGTATTCATTTAAACTGTCTTGATCAGACTTGAGACCATCTACTTCATTATCCCAATGCTCAATTACTCCGATTGTAATTTCAACACCGTCTCTTCCGATTGTTTTATTTTCTGGCGTAGTGAATACAGGTAGTCCAAAAGTATCCATGAATCCTTCGTAGTTCCATTCCATAGGGATGAAAAGAGAGTACAAGCCAGAAGATGTTTGTCCGTTTCTATTTCTTTTTCTAACGTCTGAATTTGTATAGAGTTTTTTAAAATTGTTTCCAC